CCGGCGAATACTCGGCTGCTATATCGAATCTAAGATATTATTACTTTGGCTTGATGACTGGTTTTAAAGGTTGCCTGACTGAATCTGAGGGCTTTCTTTCAAAACTACCGACGATCATAAGAAATCCAATGCTCCTTCATTCAATTAGAGGGGTTTATGATATTCATCGGGATTTGAATGAACAATCACTCATCGAGGAATCTAGAAAGTTGTCACCTAGACATGTATTATCAGAATATATAGAAGATGGGGAAAATGAAGAAAGCATTGGTGATGAGGATCCTGAGAGTGACATGCTACCTATTATACCGACTCCATTTGGGTTTGATATCTGTAACACAAGAACATTTCTAAAAGCATCATACAAACAGATTTATCATAATAAAGATGAGTCCGAAAAGGGTCCAGCTGCAAAACAGATTGTCTCAAAAATATTCAAAACTGAGAAAAGGATGAGAGACAATTTGAAGACTGGTGTTCCTGTCGTCATTGAATCTAATGATATGATTGAATGTAATGATATTTATCAATGTAATGTAAATGCATTAGTTGCAGGTGCTGATCTAGTTAAGAGGGAGCTCATAAGTAGATCGTACTTTGTTGATAAATTTTCTTTAGAAAATTCAGAGGTAATCTATGATAAATGGATGCAAGAATATATACTGTTGCCAACAATAATTAGAACGACATACACAGATCTGGCAACAACTAGCTCATCATTCGTCAACAAAGGAGAAATGACGGTCCACAAGGTGATAGATGGAACTGACAAGTTAGAAGATATTGAAATAGGAGAAACAAAGAAGTGCATAGAGATGATATACACCTATATACAAAAGGAAGATATTCAAGGAACAGGGCCTGCACATGATTTAGATATATTGTTATCAGAATTCGACTCGAAGGATCATGGGCGAATTAGTGTCAAGATATTCAAAAAGAATCAGAATACTGGGGTTAGGGACATATATATTTTAACAATATATGGTAGAATGCTCGTTAGAATATGCGAAGATATTTCAAGAGCCATATGTAAACAATTACCATTCGAAAAATTGACATCACCTGGTACTAAAGATAGATTCATGGCAGATCATTATTCAAAGGTTAAAATGTTCATAAGAGAAGAAGGAATGAATAGGTCTGATGATTAT